ATATAGAATAGAACATGGGAGGAGGATTAATGCAACTTTAAGCATAGAGTTGAAAAGCCAGACACTATATTAGTTCCATATTATACTAATGTAGATAAATGTTTTAAAAATATGGAGATTTGTATATCCCAGCAAATCTTATAATCTGGCTAGTCTAATTTATAATTAGGCGACAAAATCAAAATGCGGGAACATCCTAAAGTCATTACTACTAAGTTAATAAAGAAATTTGTTAATGGACTGGTTAATAGCCACGTGTATAGTAACAATGTAATGAATATATAATGGATAATCCGCAACTAAACAACTTTATAGTTGGATGCTCAGAGACTAGATGGTTTTGGGTTAGAATATTTATATTCTAGCTTAAGGTATAGTCCACCCTAATATGAAAATATTAGGATTATGTGGTCGCTTACGGAGCTTAAATACATCTTGGGTTCCAATAGCAAGCTGCTAATAAAGTTCCTGATATACTTTATTAGAAAAAACAGTATAAATATTGGGGAGATGATAATATCATCCGATATAACTTGCTAGTCATTATTAAATAATGGCGAGAATATCAAATTGCTGGAACATCTTAAAGCCAAAAATACTAAGGATTAATAGTGATATTAATCTGGCGAAGAATAAAAACTTCGGGGGTGCTAATGGCACATAGCTAGTAATAGCTATAAGTAACAATTTTTTGGATATATAGACAATCAGCAACGAAGTACTATGAAAATAGTACGAAGCCCATCGACTAAATGGTATTCGGGGATTATTTTTATAATCCTTTAAGATATAGTCAGGCATAATAGGAAACTATTATGGTCTATGCAAGACGTTTACTTAACTGGTAATCCACAAATTACTTTATGAAAATAGAGTTGAAAAGTATTAAGGGAGAATAAAATAGGATAAGTTCTCTATAAACCTTTAAGTGCACCTATTTAAGCACAAATACTAGTAGTTATTTCAAATAACTGCGACATTAACAAATTGCTGGAACACCTTAAAGCCAAAAATACTAAGGATTAATAGTAATATTAATCTGGCGAAGAGTAAAAACTTCGGTAGTGCTATATGCACAGAGTAAAAATTTTTTGGATAAACAAATTTATTTGTAAAATAGGTAATCAGCAACTAAGTTCTATTCATTAGAACAATGCTCAACGACTAGATGTTAATGGGCGATTATTATATTAATCGCTTAAGGTATAGTCTAGCCCCTTATAAATATCCTGAAAAGGAGGGTATAAGCGTTTTCAAGGTTAAGACTCATTAAATGAGTTATGGCTTTAGTATTCATTAAAGGTGAATGCTAGTCCTAGTTACAATCTAGGGCAACACTATCAAATTGCGGGAACATCCTAAAGATGTTAAAAAATTAGTATTTAATTGTTAATATATAAACATTTAAAACTTCTAATTATTAAATAATGAGAAAATGTACCAAATGTGGCGTAACAGATGAAACTGTTGAATTTTGCAAGAACAGAAATAATTGTAAACCTTGCAAAAGTAATATTGATAAACAATATCGTGAAAATAATAAGGAAACTATTAAACAAATTAATAAAGAATATTATCAAAATAATAAAGAAAAAATAAAAGAATACAGTAAAAATTGGTATTCTAAAAATAGTGAAAAAATAGCTCCTGTTAAAAAACAATGGTATTTAAATAATCAAGATACTGTTAAAAAATCACGCCAAAAATGGAAAGAAAATAATGAAGAATTTAATAAATGGTATATGAATGAATATATTAAGAATAAATATCATACAAATATTAATTATCGAATTAAAACAATTTTAAATAAAAGAATAAGAGATTATATTAAAAAAGATAAAAAAACTTTAGAATATGTTGGTTGTAACATTCCATTTTTTAAAAAATGGATTGAATATCAATTTGATGAACATATGTCTTGGGATAATATGGGTTCTTATTGGGAGTTTGACCACGTAATCCCTTGTGCTTCTTTTGATTTTTCAAATGAAAAAGATATTTTTAAATGTTATAATTGGACAAATATCCGACCACTTGAATCTAAAGAAAATATTATTAAAAAAGATAAATATTTGAATGATATAATTAATAATCATTATAAATTAGTTGAACAATATAAAAAAATAATACTAAATAGCGTACCAAGGAATATAGTAATATATTCTGGCATGGAATAATAAACCATGGTATGGTAATAAGCGCACATATATATAGATTAATTGAATCTATTAAATGGACAATCCGCAGCAAAGGAGTTAAATTATTAACTCTGAAGTTCAGAGACTAAATGGTAGTGGGGGATTTAAAATCCCTTAAGATATAGTCCGGGCGCGATTAGAAACAATCGTGAATAACCCGCGTTTACAGACGACATACTAACTTTGCTATAGAGAGCATCGAACAAACATAAAAAATAAATTTTACGTCTTATTTGAGATGTAAAACGCCAGAATGTGTTGAAAAGTATCCCGCCATTTAAAATGTGGAATTTTGAATGGAAAAACCGGTAAGTAATCCACCATATGATTATTTCAATTGTATGTTTACAGATACTAGTCTAAATTTAAATATTTAGGCGACATAACTGGATCAGGGAAGTCCCTTAAGATACTAATACTAAACATTGATAGTGATATTAATGTGGCACAGAGTAAAAGACTGTGGTAGCGCATATGCGCATAAATATAAGTGATTATATTTATTAGTAACAATTTAGTATATTGGGTAATCCTGAGTCGAGCTACTTAATGAGTAGCCGATGCAACGACTGGTAAGTTATGGGTTTTAGTTTAAACTAAAGCTTAAGGTACAGTCTATTCCCTAAGTCCATTCGATGGACAACAAATATGGCGAAAGCCAGGGTATTAAAGTTTCTGGCTCACCTAACTTTGACAGAAAAGTTCAATGTCAAATCGTTAGAAACGGAGATTTAGTCACCAAAATGTACTTAAAGACTAAGCTCCCTGCCCTCAAGGCTTCTGATCTTGTTGGTGCAAATGAAACTGTTGCCTGGTGCCCTAAAGTTGGATTTGCTCTTATTGATAATGTTGAATTAGAAATCGGAGGATCCAGAATTGACAAACACTACGGTGACTGGATGAACGTTTGGTATGAACTTACCAGACAACCTGGTCAAGACAGAGGATTTGACAAGATGGTTGGAAATGATGCTGAATGCACCACCCTTGCTGCCTCTATCCCCGAAAAGAGATTATACGTTCCTCTCCAATTTTTCCACTGCAGAAACGACGGACTTGCTCTCCCATTGATCGCTTTACAATATCACGATGTCCGTGTCAACTTCGAATTAGCCAAAGCTGCTGATTTACTCTGCCACACTGGAGCTACCACTTCTGCAGTTAGCAACCTCCAATTAGCAGATACCTCTCTCTTAGTCAACTACATCTATCTTGACTCTGAAGAAAGAAAGAGATTCGCTCAAGCTTCTCACGAATACTTGATTGAACAACTCCAATTTACTGGATCTGAAACTATCAACACTGATAAACCAAGAGTTAGACTTAACTTCAACCACCCTTGCAAGGAACTCGTCTGGAACGTCAAACTCGACAAATGGTCTGGCAACCAATTCCTTGCCTGGTTACCTTCTGACCCCGCTGCTATGAGAGATTTAGCCACCAGAAGATTCGTTACTATGTGTGCTAATGTTACTGCCACTGGTATTAAAGTTAGTTCTGGTTCTACTGTTGAAATTAGCGGTAATATCGGTACTGGATCAGTTAACGGTGAAACTTTAACCGCAAAATTCACCAGAATTGCAGGTCAAGTTATCGGAGCTATTAACAGTTCTACTAACGATGTAACTGGTGCTACTTTTAACGATATTACCTATGAAGTACCTCTTTCATGGGCTGATGTATCAACTCCTCTTGCTACATTCAAGAATGGACTTGCAACTGGCAAAACTTTCAATACTGATACTAAATACTCTGCCCCCGTTACTGTCAACGATCACTTCAACTATGGTACTCAACTCAACAGAGAAGGTCTCCTCTTAGACTCTGCTCTCCTCCAACTCAATGGACACGATAGATTTGACAGACAAGAAGGAACTTACTTTAACTACGTCCAACCTTGGGAATGCCACTCTGCCACTCCCTCTGATGGTGTTAACGTATACTCTTTTGCTCTCAACCCTGAAGATCATCAACCCTCTGGAACTTGCAACTTCTCCAGAATTGATAACGCTACCCTCAACCTCGATTTAGCTGGGGAAGGATCTAGCAGTGCTATTGCTCTCCATGGCGCTGGTACTCTCAACGTCTACGCCGTCAACTATAACGTATTACGCGTTATGAGCGGAATAATTTTCTTTACGTCTGATTTTGGACGTAAACCACCTGTTCCGAACAGTCAGATACCTCTCAAGTTCTCTAATCTACTTGATAGGATAAATATTGGAAAATTAGGGAGATGTAAATACATCTTATATAACTGGCTAGTCAATGATAAAAAATTGGCAACAAAACCAAATTGCGGGAAACTCCTAAAGTTTATTACTACCAAATTAACAACTAAATTTGTTAATGGACAGGCTAACAGCCTCGTGTATGGTAACAATGTAATAAATTGGATTATCCGCAACCAAAGACCTTATTTATATAAGGTTATAGGCTCAGAGACTATATGGTTTTGGGGGATTATGAAAAATAATCTCATAAGATATAGTCCGCCCTATAGTGAAAGCTATGGGATTTCAAATTACTGTAACCCAATACCAGGGGTGGTCTTAATTATAGGACCTAAAAGATATTTCATAAAAAAAATATCTAGTCAAATGATGAATATAAAAATCATTAATTTGGCGACACAATCAAACTGCGGGAAACTCCTAAAGTTCAATCTACTAAGCATTAATAGTAATATTAATGTGGCACAGAACAAAAACTGTGGTAGCGTTTATACGCATAAATATAAGCAATTATATTTATCAGTAACAATGATTGAAATTTATGAACTCGGAAAACCGAGAATCTACAATGGACAATCCGCAACTAAATGGCTTAACAGCTATAATGCTCAACGACTAAATGTTTGTGGGTTAGAATTATTTAATTCTAGCTTAAGATATAGTCTAGACCCAAGATCATACGATGATCATAAATATGGTGAAAACCAGGGTAATAACGTGCTTACAGCAACTAAACTTAATAAATTTAAGATTAATAATTTTATTCATATATGAAATTATTAATTATATTGTTTAATTATTTACACAACGTTTATTGAATATATTTCTTGTTGTATTCATTTTAATATTTATACTACACGCACCTTTGCTATATTTATAATCTTGTATAATTTCGTTTATATTTTTATAACTTGAAATACCAATAATTACATTATAATTTATACAACTATCAAAAAATATATTTTTATAAAATGGTATAAAATTTAATATTTTTTCCCATAAATTATTGGTTATAGTTATTGT